CACCCTACACAGCGTCCAGCACGTACCCAAGATTCGGAGCCTGCCTCATCACGCTCAAAGTCCATAGTCTCGTTCTGGGCTTCAGCAGAGTTTAAGGAGTCGCGGTATGATTGAGTCATCTGCTCAAACTTCTGCTTGTCCTCTGTGATAGGTACTGCGAGTTCCGCTGCCAAGCGATAGGCTAGGCAGTTCACAAAGCCGGGGAGGAGTTGAGTGTAGTCAGTGATGAGCCTGATATAGGTAATGGCTACAGGGCCAAAACAGCCACCGTAGTTAGTCAGGGCACACTGGGTGTAGATAGCGTTACCACTACCGTCTGTGCTAGTCTGTATAGCTTCTACCTTATAGTCACGCTCACCATAGAAGCATAGAGAGTTAGGGCCGGGGACTGCGAATGGAGCGTCAACAGTGCTATACCATCCTGATCCCTCTGGCCCCCAGCCCCAGTAGTATTCGTTACCGAATGGCTGCCTACGGCGGGGTCGCACAAAGCGTAGGAAGTCAGTGGGCATTACCCAAGCATACTGCCAGTTATATACTGGAGTAACTGTGCTTAGTTGAAGCTGCACTCGCGTCTTGGCAAACTTCCAGTCTCGCTCCGACAGGACTTCCTGAAAGATAGCATCCCATACGTTAAGAACCTTCTTAGCGTCAGGGGAGTTCTCGTTAAGGCTGGTGATGTTACCACGCGCACCTATCCTACCGAGAGCGAGATTGGCGATACTAGTAGCAGAGTAGTTCATCGCTTATGCCTGTGCTGGCTGTGCCTTTGCATCTTCTGCTTCCTCAGCAGCCCGCAATGCAGCCAATGCCTGTTCCTCTGCCTCATCAGCATCAATAGCTAGAGCTTCCTCAATGGCTGCTTTGTCCTTCTTGGCCTTGTGAGCTTCCTTGGCGTGGTTGCCCATTTCGGTGAACTTGTCAAAGGGCTGGCCACACTCCTTGCAGAAGAATATGCGAACGCTAGGGTTAGAGGCAGCAGAACGGTCAAAGTCGAATACCCACCGCTTGCCAAGGGTCTTGAGCCATACCAGCTTGCGCTGGTGGGGATCAGACAGGTTAATGTCCCTATAGTCCTGTCTATCCTTCTCGTTATAGATGATCCTTACTACATCACCAGGATAGTATTGAATAGCATTACGGCTGTCGAACGCCTTGTCAACACACTTGGCTTGGATAAACTGTTCGGGCATTTGAGGCTCCTAAGAGGGGCACAGCCTGAGCTATGCCCCCTGGTTGCTACAGCGTTAGGCTACATTTCACCGCCAGTACGCGGCCCCCACCACGATACTAGAGTACCGAGGGTTGGATCGGAGCCGGTCAAGGCAGCATACCAGCGCAGGAACTCCAACACTGCCGACTGTGGGACAGGGATGAAGTAGTGTGCTCCTACCACTTCAAGCTGCGCCAACGTCAGTGACCGGGAGGCAATCGTGCCCGGAGTGCCGTTGAAGGTAGCAGCAGTGGTAGCGGATGTGCATACCTCAAAGTTGATTGAGGTAAGCGTGTTGAATGGAGACTCCACAACGATGTGGACACCATACTCAGTGCCACCATAGCCCACAACTTCGGGTGGATTGGTGTAGCCCTTCTCAGTGAGAGATGGGAACTGGGGGAGCCAAGGATAGGCTGCACCAGCGTTCGGAGCACCAAAGTCGAGTTCGAGGTTGCAGTATTGACTGCCGGAGGCGCACAGGGCATCACCAACAGTCGGAGGGTAGCCAGTTGCAGTGGTAGAGGTTACTGTCTGGGATACGTTGACAGTAGCCGTACCAGTGCCGCCACCACCTGTGAGGATGGCAACGATGGCTACGTTCTGAGTGGTGTAGCCACCACCAGCAAGGGTGTATACCTGCCCCGGAACTACCTGCCCGGTAGCTACAGTGTAGGTAAGGGTTGTGCCTGACTGGGATACACTTGTCAGGGCGTTGGGTGTTGATGTGAGCGGCCCAGATGAGGAGCCGCTACCGTGGAAATACGCAAGTGCATCAGAATACGGCATGGTAGCCTCCTTTAGCTGACGACCGTCTCAGTGTTGAGGATTTTCTCAGTCATCAAGATCGGAATGTTCTGGAACTTGGTTACAGAGCGCCCGAATACGTCAACTTCGTTCGCACTGAAGAAGGTGTAGGCGTTGAGCTTCTGGCTGACTGCACGAATGTCAACTTCAGTCTTGAGCTGACGATTCATGAGCAGTACAGTGCCGGGAGCTTCACCCGCACCGGGGAGCTGGTTCTTGGCCTCAATGAAAATGTTCTCATCGAAGTTGTTGCTGCTGAGAGCAACAGGGTTGATGTTGGCGATACGCTGAACGCAGCGTTCGTCATTGACCTGAAGGCCCATGCGCCAAGTGAGGTGAGTACGCAGGACTTGGTACATGGAGTTGAGCGAGGGGCCACTACCAGTAGCGGCAGGAAGCTCCTTGGTCATCTCACCCAAGTTCTCGATCATCAAGCCACCTGGAGTGTTGGGTGGATAGATGCCGTACACCTTCATCTTGCCCAGTTCGAGGAACCATGCGGAAGTGCAGGGGCCAGTGGTGGCACCGTTGTTCCACACGTTCGGGAGCCATGAGGTGTCACCGTTCGGGTAGGATTCGAGGTTGTTGAAGCGGGTCGCGAGGCCGTTGAAGGAGCCAGGGTCTTGCTGGAGGTTGCCGTAGAACAATAGGGACTCCATCAGTTGCCGGAAGCCTTCAATGTGGTTGAGGTCTTGATCCATGCGCCACATATCGGGGCTGTTCTGGATGCGGTACAGTTCATAGTCAACTTCACTGTATGCCTCGAATAGAGCCATCGGGTCACTGATGGGGGTGTTCTTGGCAGCAGTGGGCGCTACGCCGGTGTTGAAGCGGCGAGTGCCTGGGATCGGGAGAGAGTCGGTACGCACAGCAATGTTGCTGAGGATTTGATTCGCTGGCTCGAACGGGAGGTAGCGAATGAGTGGACATTGACGGTCAAGTACGCGGGCAGCCATTACAAACGGTGCCCGTGCATCTGACGTAGAGTAGTTGTTAATCACATCTTGGAGTGTCGTGTATCCAAGCTGTGATACATCTGTGGCCATGAGTTATTCCTCTAACTACGCCGAGGATCGGTTACTTCCGCGCCTTCGGGTTCTTGTACATGTTCATCCAAGCATCCTCTGGCTTTGCTTCTGCTGAGGTGCCTGAATGACCCGCTTGCGGGGAGGTATCCTCTCCGGTCAGGGCAGCCATTTTGAGGAGGAAACGCACCATACCATAACGGTTGGTGGATGTCTCGTTAGAGAACACCTTATCAAACTCTCCCTCTCCATGTTGCTGCCATAGTCGCTTGGCCAGCTCTACGTTGGTATCGTACTTGTCGCCCATTTCGGTTCTGAGCTTCTGTTCGGCAGCGGTGGCCTCAGCTTTGAGTGCATTGTTAGCGGCATCTACCATCTTCTGTATCTGTCCGTTGAACTGGGTACTCAAGGCTTTAGCTTGGGCTTTGGTTAGTCCAAGGCCGTAGAACTGTTCCTTCCAGAAGTTCGTCCACTCAGGGGCGTTCTTGTCCTCACCGTCAAACTCGTACTCACTGGCTTTCGGTGGTCTGCCCAAAGCATCATAGTAGAGGTTACGTTCCTCCTCCGTCACATCTTCATCATCCGGTAGTTTGGGTATGTAGTCACCCAGCTTCCCTTCGAGTTCACTGGCCTTGTTCTTCCATGACAGGGCATCCTTTGTGAAGTCGCCAACTGTCTTATAGGTAGAGAGGTCAGCGTTCTGTTTGAGGTCGTCGGGCAACCCAGCTCGCCATCCCAAGGATGTTGTATCGGTGGCGGTTGTAGCGTCCGCAGTTTGCGTTGTCGCATCCATTGTCGCTGCTTCAGGCATTTGCTATTTTCCTTTCAGGGGGCTACTTGCCCTTCTCTTTAGTGTGAACCTCTCCAGCATATGACTTGCCTTTGAGGAAACAAATCTTCATGTACTTACCGCCTTTGAGCTTCTTAGTTCTCACGCGGCCCCCGCCCTTTACGCATTTGTCAAAGTCTGCGGGCATGGTGTACTCCTAGCTAAAGGCTCCCAAGTCTACCGAGCCAGTGGTCGGTGGAGGAGGAGCAGCGGTCACGTCTACCGTTGCTGGAGTCCACACGATACTGGGGTAGGCCGGATCGCTCACACTGATGGTTACGGCTTCGGTGGGAGTGTTGGGGCCGATTGTTACCTTAGCAGTTGGGGTGCCATCACCCACAGCTACGACAGTAACATTGGCTGGGTCAGAGCTTGACCAGACTAGGGCGTTAGGGTCGGTGATAGTGAATGGTAAGCCAGAGGCAAGGAACTCACTTGCTGTTGCAATTCCACTCTGGCCGGGTTGGGCGTTCTGAACTGCTGCCATTAGTTCTCTCCATATATGGTGCTTAGGTTTGTGGAACTTGGTTAATCGTATGTGGCCGTGTACTGGCTTATGGTGATGCCTCCACCAGTCCATTAGCCTTTGGCTTGGGAGTACATCTTCGTCCAAGCGTTCTCCTTGAGCTTCTTGTCACGGTAGCCCTTGGCCCATGCTTTGAAGCGTTGCTTCTGCTGGAGCAATACTTCGGCTGTGTCATCGAGGATGGCACCATTGGGCTTGCCACCTCCACCAGCGGCAGCACCTACACTACGCCTGCCACCTGACCGATCACCGCCACTGCTTCTACCACCAGTGTTACCAGCCATGTGCGCTCCTTATCGAAGTTTAGGGGGCAGCCTACTCTGGCACTCCAGATGGAACCCCTTTGGCCCTGGCCACCCCCAACCCGCTACACCTCGCTCAGTACCCATCCGCCAACGCCGTTGACAAGCATGTTCCAAGCACCATTGGTAGCCATGAGGATAGTCACGGCACCAGCGTGAGCAGGGGCAGTGAGGGTATCGCCGGGCGTGGCTGTACCATTGGTGATCTTGTTGGCAGCAGTAGTCACCTTGTTTTGGGTGGTGTTGGTGTTGACAAGGATGAGAATCTTGCCAACATCATCTGCACCGGGGGTGGCTAGGGTAGCCGCGTCCGGGCCAGTGCTGGTGAAGATGGCAATGTTAATCTGCCTTGAGTACATCAGCACATCGGCGCTGCCAGAGCACACCTGTGTGTGGTAAACTGCAAAGGACGCTGGGAATTGTTCTTGTGGTATCCTACCCCCTTGTGGCCCTCCCCAGCGTTCGTTATCGTAATACGGCCATGAACCTGCCATGCTATTGCTCCTTTGTGGCTATGCCAAGAGTTTGGTAGATTTGATCTAATGCTCCAGCAAGGCGAGCAATAGATAGTGCAAAGTTGTTACGGGCTACGTGCTCAAGGTCAATCAGGGGCTCCCCAAAGTGACCCATTACCAAGATGTCTCCAAGGACTAGCTTACCTTCAGAGGTACCGAATACGTTACGATAGCGTTGCTGCATTTCCTCTGCGGCAGTGCGGGGGTCGCTCATTGTGCAGGTGCCTCCCCACCACCGACTAGAGATTGCAGGATGCTGCCAGCTTCAGGAGCTTTGGCGAGGGATGCGGCTGCACGGGCTAGCTTGGGTATATTCTCAGCTTCCTGATCCTGTTGCATGGTCTTGTTACGTTGCTCACGGATAGCGGCTACTTGGCGTGGGTCACGGTAGCAGGAGGCTGGGAAGGACACAGCTTCAAGTACCTCTAGGGCTGCTTGGTCGTAGTCCACCACATCAACCGAGACAGGGTTTATCTGGGCTATCTGAGTGAGGAGTTGAACACCTGTGGTGATGGCGCGTACCTTGGTGAGGCGCGTCTGGGCTTGGGACAAGGGGCCAAGGTATTGGATTTCGACTGGGCCATGTACCGATTCGAGCAGAATTTCTGGGGGAGATGGGATACGCCCCGCTGCTGCTTCGATGCTGTACATACGGTAGATGAGAGGATCGAAGGCTTCCGATTGAAGGTTGCCTACACGGGTGCCTAGGATAGCTGCCTTCTCCCCTTGTAGCTCCTGTACTTGCTCCATTACCATGCGGGACTGGTTGCCCTGTTGGGAGAGCTGGGACATGAGCATGAATACGTCTGTGTGGAAGTGCTCGTTGATGATCTGGCGTACACGGTCTTGGAACTCTATGTTGAAGGGGAGTTGCTGGACGCCCGTGAACAGAGGCATGGGAGCACGGAGGCGGATGTCTCCACGGTTCCCCTCAAGGTAGGTGATTCCTGCTGGGCCACGCTGGATAGCGCCTCGTAGGTCACTATAGGCAACTAGGGGAGGCTCAGCCGCTTGGTGAGCAGTGATGAGATTAGTGCGGCCCATCTGGTTGGCTTGAGCGATTGATACAAAGGCATCGTGAGCGGGGCCACGTCCGTAGACCTCATCATTATTCTTCCGCCAGCGCCACGTGATTGTGGGCATGGTGTCA